CACCAGTATAATTATCGTTCAAATATAAAAATGCTGCAAGTACATTTGGACTAAACATTTCAGATTTGTCATAATGAGGTTTCATAAATGTACCCTTAGGCCATCTTATAACACCACAATAATCTAATTGTATATCATTATTAAATGACTTACAAAGTTTAGTTACATTATTAATAACACTTCTAAAAAGTTGATCCTTTGTTAATTTAATATCGACAGGACGTACATCTCCACCCAAATAAATTGCCCCATAATCACCATCTGGTTCTGGTATTTTAGGACTATAACTCAAACTCTCATCTGAATTAGAATGAGTTACAGTTTCAAGAAACGAATCATTCTTTTCATGAAGATCAATAAATGGTTGACATAAAGAAGGACTTAAAAACTCCTCCTCAATATACATTATTTTTTTTACTTTTGATTGTACCATATACTTAAAGCAAATCTTTCCGATCCTTGAATCTTAGTAACATAATGTTTATAAATTGAATTGGAAAAAACTAACAATTTACCTGTCTCTGGTTTCACTTCATACTCTTCAAATCCAGTACATCCTCCTGTAAAATCATCATTTAAATAAAGAACGGCTGCCATTAAATCAGGTTCTTGTCCTGGTCTTGATGGATCAATATGAGGTTTCATAAAACTACCTTCTGGCCATCTAACAACAGCAGCATAATCTATGAGGACTCTATCATCAAAAGTCTTACATAAATTTGTTACTTTATCAACAACATTACTCTCATGAGATTCAAAATATATACCATCAAGAGTAGTCAAATAAGTATTACCACCTCTACTTTTATCACCATAAGGAATCTCTTCCTTATTAGATTTAGAAATGTCTATAAGTTCTTTGCATTCATTAGGAGATATAAAATTCTCCTCAACATAAATTAATTTCTTCACATAGTTATAGTATTAGGTGGTCCTGCAAAAGCAGGATCAGTAAATATTTGATCTTCATATTTTACTTTATCAGGATTGTAATTTGGATCAGGATAATCTTTCCAACTATCTCCTTCATACTCAGTAATTAATGGATTAATATCTTTCCTCTCTGCATATACATGATAGAAGCAATCAATTGGCATACCACCCATAGTTTGAAGATATATCTTTTCATCATCCCATCTCTTTATAATTATATCTTGATGTGCTCCAATAGGTTGAAGTTGAACAGATATACTATTAATATGAACTAAATCCTTCCAATACTTTGGTAAAAAGATTTCCTTTCCTCTCCTCAATCTACCTCTATGATAAACTCCAACCTCTGCTCCCTCAATACAAGCATATCTTAATCTCCATCCTTCTTTAGATGGGTGTTTTATATCAAAGGGTTTTGGTTTACCATCCGCAGAACCAAATCTTGCGCTCATGGTCATACCACCAGTTCCTACAGCAAAATAAGCTTCACCTTGAGCATCTACCCAAACAGTTCCACCATTAATATCAAGAGGTCTAGCTCCACCAATTATTCTACATCCAAATGTACTAAAAGAAGTAATGTCAAGAGCCGCTAAAGTACCATTATCACCCTCTAGATGAGTGTTTCCTTTTACCCAAAGTGAACGATCTGCTGGAACACAATCCTTATCATCATTCTTTGTTCTACCTACCATTAAAGTAGCAACATTATCATCAAACTCTTCAGGACCGCCAAAAACTACTGGACCTTCAGCGTGCATAGATCCATTAATTTTATATTCACCTTCTTTAATAGGACCAACCAGACCTACTCCTACTCTTAATTGACCCCCTACTTGAACATCATCCAAATTAAATGACATTTTTAACCCTCCGATACTTGATCATTATTCTCTTCAAGGAACCTTTGGTGATTATTTTTTGAATCCTTTAGAGCAACAGCATCAGTCACCCCTCTAATTATGGATGAATAAATTTTCATACAACTATTAGCAGCCATCCACATAATACCGCTTGTAGTAATTTTAGTCAAGGATTTAGAATCCAATATAATCTTTTTAGTTTTATGTACAGTAAAAGTTTCAGTAGCGCTACATGTAATATGACCTTTAGAACCACCTTCACCTATAGCAACTAATTCAATATCAGTTCCTTGCAATCTAATTTTTCCATTAAGAGCAGTAATACAAATATTACCATTCAATGCATTTAATACTAAAGTATCATCTGCTTCTTCTCTATCAGATCCACATTCAACCTGAAAATTACCAGGACTACTAGAAGTAGTCCATCCTTTTCTTTGTCCATCAATATCTAAAGAAAATTGATGACGACCATCAGGAGTATCAAGCATTACTCCTGCTGTTACATCTCCTTTCTTATGAATATGACCATGCCTTACTGAACCTTGAGCATTTCCAGTTCTAGTAGCAGTATAATTCTGCTTAGATTGACCTTTATTCCTATTGAGTTGTTGATTACTAGCTGTAGACATTTTGTTTATGTAAGATTGTCAGGAGTTCCAGGAATATTAAGTTGAGGATTGTTGCTATTAACATCAGTACCACCTCTCTGTATAGCAGATGGACGTGTAGTAACCTGTGCAGTAATACTTTCTTGTAAAGAAGCATAAATTCTAACTTTCTGTCCAGGTGTATCATAATATCCTGCATAACTAAGACCATTTTCATAGAAAACAGCACCATAATAAGGTTTACCATCATAAAACCCAGTTTGTTTAAGTCCAGGAAGATCAGTAATTTGAAGTAACCTATTAGGATCAACTCCAATAGGATCTAAAACTGGTTTCATTCTAGGTATACCTTTATAACCTATACCAGTACCCCTTCCCCTTACTATTATATCAGGAGGAGATAGATACCCATTAGGTGGTGGTGATTTAGTAGTAGGTGGTGGCGTAGTTAAACTAGGATCATTAGGATCAGTAACAACTAGTACAGTTGTCTTTGCTGTTCTTGGTTCTGGATCACTACCACCGCCGTCACCGTCGCCGTCAGGATCATCAGATTCTTTTGGAATAACTCCATCAGTACCAGTAATTGTAATTATATACTGACCAGGATCAGTAGGACAAAACGGAGCTGTACCTTTCTCAACAACAGGAACCGATCCAACCCCATTATCAATTTCCAATTTAGTATTAGATCTAGATGTGTATACAAGAGTAGTACAATCACCAAGTGGAATTACTGGTGGATCAGCAAGAAGTGTTACAGTTGGTGGTGCTGTTGGAGGTGGATCTCCTTCTCCTGGTGGAGGTGGATCTCCAGGAGGTACTTCTGGCCATTCTTCAGGAGAAAATGGTTCTATTTCTCCAAATGGACCTTTAGGTGGAATAAAACATCTTTCTTCCCCTGTTTCTTTATTAACAATACATACCCTATCATCAGGTGAATAATTAATACCACTATCTTCAGGAACAATTTCAGGTATTTCTATAATAACTGGTGGACCTGGAGGATCACCATCATCGTCAGGTGGTAGTGGAGGTTCAAATCCATTTCCAGGAACATCAATAACAACAGAAGTAACAACACCAACACCTTCTATTGGTTTAGGGCAAGGTGGTGGGATCAATACTGCAGAAATACCAATTGGATTAACTGTCCAAGGTTTACCCAGAGATGTTCCCGATTTAGGATCTACTTCTGCAACATCCGTTTTCTTAGTAATCTTTACAGCAGCAACAGCAGGATTCAGTGAAAATGGATTATTAAAATCCAAATTCATTAAAATTAATTCTAATTTTCTTTTTCCTTCAGGTGCATTAAATTGAGTCTTACTAATACCATTACCAACTTCCGCACTAGCAACTTCAACACCATCAAGTTTAACAGTTAATTTATCATCTGCTTCTACTTGTATATCATAGGTTCCAGTCTCAGGAAAATTAACATTATTCCATGCCATTGTCCATGTGGTTCCATTATGAGTTCTAATATACTCTTCATCAGTATTCCAAGTAGGGGTAATAAATGGTCCTAATGCTCCTGAAACATAAGTGGATATAGGAGGTCCATCATAACTAACACCATCCTTTGTACCACCAGTAAAACCTTTACCATATTCTATAGTTGTTACATCTTTAGAAGGAATTCTATATTTACAAGTATTTCCAACCATATCATAAAACTCACCATCTGTGGCAGAAGCCATAATATCTACCCAATCATTATCAGTCCAATCTTCCATTTGTATAACATTCTTACCTTTATTTCTCAATCTAATATTAGCATTATTATTTTGATTAGCAGTTGCATTATCTGGATATATGTAAACATCCTTTGTTACACTTCCATCCTGTATATTTGTTCTAGTCCAAGTTTTATCGGCAACTGAAAATGAATCAAGAGAAACTCCACCAGATCTTGGATTATCAGACCATCTTAAAGTAATAGTTGTCTTGACTCTCTTTGCAGCAGTACCACCAGTAACTTTTAATCCTTTACCATCATCAGTAAATATAACTGAACCACCGTCAGTTTTATCTATTGTAATTATGGCATTTATATTATCACGACTACCATCTTTTAAATTAACACTTTTTCCATTATTAGTAACCTCAATAGGATTATTTCTTGGGTTTAAATTCTTATACACAACAGGAATCCTACTACTTTTCTGTGCTGTATTATTACTTGTAAATACCACATCATATACTCTACCAACTTCTATATTACGGTTATATGTTTCATTAAAATTAGGTCCACCATATGACTTTCCAACAGAAAATACTCCTCTCATATCAATATTATTGGCATAAAGGGATGCAGAACTTACTTTAAATGTAACATCTACATTCTTAGCACCTTCAATAGTAGTAGATGTATTATTTTGCTTAGATGCCCAATCAGCGGTACTAAAAATCTTTTTATCTATTGTCTTCCAAATAAATTGTTTTGTATTTTCAACTTCAGCAGTTATCTCTATTCTTCCTTTTTCCAATAATATTTTTTTAGCTGTAGGTTCTTTTTCTTTATAAGATGTTAAATTTGTATCAGCATTAGGTCCAAGAACCTCAACACCATCAATCAAAATTCTTCCAAAATCATCTACAGATCCTTTAAGTCCATAAAATCCTCTATATGGAATTTCGACTTTCCAAGTATTCCTATAAACTGTACCAGCTCCATCCGTTCCCTTTAATCCTAAAGGTGGAATAGGGGAAATTGCATATCTATTCATAAACTTTTCCCACCCATCAGTTCTTACAGGGAACCAATTTTTCTCAACATCAATACTTAATTCAGATGAAGTACTATCCCAAGTATGCTTATAATCAGTAGAACGAGTAGTCCAAAGAGGATTATTAGGACACCTTCCTTCCTGTAATGGGGGAGGTTCTTTAGGAGTTGGAGCCAGAGGAGCATCAATAGTCATTGCAACTCCCATAGGATTTTCATTCCAAGACTTAGCAGAAATTACTTCTCTATCTTCACTAGTAAATCCTGCCTTAACATCAACAGCAAGTGCCATTGGATTGCCCTGATTTAATGGAGCACCTTGAATTTGTTCAAGTTCAGCAGTTAAAGTATATGTGCCTTTTTTAAAATATTTTGTTATAACAGACTTACCAGTACCAGTTCTTCCATCTCCACGAATTCTAAATCCCTTTTTTTCTATAACAATTGGTTTTTCATTAGGTTGTGCAAAAGTAAGTACAACATTATCATCAACCGATACTGAAACACTATAATTTCCAGATTCAGGGAAATTAAGATTATGCCAAATAATTGTATGAAATCCTGCATAATCATCAGTAGATATAACAGTCTCATATCCAGAAGACGCTAATTGCCCTCCTTCTTCAAAGTCCCAATTCTGTTCATTAAACTTTATAATATTTTTAAGTTCAGGAGTATCAATTGGAGTAATACTCTTAACTTTTACATTAACATATCCAGCACCATCAAAACCATATTGAACAGCATCATCAAATTGAAGGATTGTTTTATCAGCACCAATCTGTGATCCAGATGTTCTACTACCACCTAAAGATTTTACCAAATATTTTTTACCAGAACTGAAATTACCTGTTCCACTAAGTTTCTCAAAACGTGTTCCAGTCCTCTTTAATATAATTTGTCCCTCATCTGAAAATATTTTGACCTCTCTTACAGCAGCTCCAAATCTATTTCCCACTTCATCATCCACATCCATTTCAAATCCAACTTTAACTCTTCCATTACCCACAACTTTTAGATAAGTTTGTCCATCATCACCAAGCTCAAATTTTACATTAGGAGGTAATGCTGGTATTTTCTTCTTAATTTTTTTAACTGCAGTAGGATCAAAAGGAAGAACACCAAATTGATTAAGAAAATCAGCATCCTTTCCAGCACTAGGATTAATTCTCCATAATTGTCTATTAGCCCTTTGCATCCAACTCACAGTATTGAACACATGAATCCTCTCTGCTAATTCAGGATTATTTTCTAAAGAAGTAGGACTGTTAACCATAAAATTACAAGTACTACCACTTATACCAAAAAATCTTCCATTACTTACAGAACATATAAGATCATCAAAGAAACCAGGTCCATCAACACCTCCAGATCCTGCCTCTTGTCCAGGAAGATCTTCCATTGCTATAACTCTTTCACCTTTAGTCTTTAATTGAATAGCAGATGCAGAACTTTCAGTACCTAATAAAGTTATAGGATGTGTTTCACTACCATCCCCAGACATCTGACGACCTGGTGGTTCAGGTGCAGGTATAGAAGTCCATCCTTCATAATCCATATCTTCCCATGTGGTAGGCAACCATTTTCCACTATTAGTTTGAACTTCCCATCTCTTCTTATCAAAATTATATCTGTCTGCAAGGTTTGCAAGACCCCAACTGCTCATTGGTTTTATTCCTGGCGTTATTACATCATCGTCATTAAATCCTGCTACTCCTTGATCACCACGAGTAACATATGTGTAAGGACTCAATACATTCCCTTGTGTTTGTGTCCAAATTGTAGATCCTATCTTAATAGAATTAAGAACTTGGTTTTGTCTTTCTGTATTATACCAAGATAAAGTTAGAGTTACATCCCCTTCTCCTTTAATGAAGACTTTAACATCTTCATTACTAAATGTATTATCATTATTTCTACTACTTCCTTCACCACTAAAGGTAGCATTACCACTAGTAATAGCAAATGTTGCGGTAACATCCTGCCCACTTGTATTTGTACCACCTCGCATTATTATCTGTGTATCATTAACAATCGTTAATTCTCCATCTGGATTAAGTCCACTAATTTCAAGTTGTTTAGTAGAACTTGTTGTTGTCTGTTTATAACCACTACTTGTAATCTTAACAGGATAAACCCTACCATATTCAACTTTCTTTGTAATTGTTTCTTTTACAACTGGACCGTCATATACACTTGAAACATCTATTCCCAAACCTTCAATAGTAATCCCATTTGAAAACATTGATGATATACTGATATCAAACTTAACCTCATCAGAAGTTTGTATTGCAGTTTGAAATTTCTTAATCTCCCTAATCTGATGATTTAATAGATCTAATCTAATAGTAGATATTCCTTGCGGCATATACCTTACAAGTTTAGCTGGTTTAGATAAAACATGTCCTGCTGCACCACCTATTCCCAACTCAAAATTCTCTACTGGAGATCCATCAATAAACAATCTTGCTTCATTATCACATTGAACATTAAAAACATAACTTCCTTCATAAGGAAAATTTTCTTCCCATTCAAATACATAAGTTATTCCTGCTTTAGCAGAACCAACAACATTTGAAGGAGGAACAGGAGATATAGCAAATTGATTCATAAAAGATGCTTCAGTTTTAACAACCTTACTATTCTTAGAAGCATCTACAATACCCAACTCAATATCACTTCCTGCATTATAAGAAGCAGCATCTTTAAATTCATAAAATAAACCATTTTTCTTACTAGTAAATATTCCTTGCTTACATTTTACTTGTAAATCATCGTCATCAGGAGCAGTTTTTCTAATATCAGCAAAAATAGAATCACTCGTTCCCTGACGTTGAGCAATATTTCCTCCTGTACCAAAAGTTCCTTCCTTTAAAAGTCCCTCATCTCTAAGACCTTTTCTACTAGTTGCAACTACTTTATATTCAGTATTTTTTCTAATTTTAATTTTTATCTCTTCTGGAGATGCATTATCCTTAAAACTATCTGCTCTTATCTGAAAACTATGATCTCCATTTACTGCTGTGAATCTAAATTGCAAATCTCTTCTCTGGCCACCTGACGTATAAACAACAAAACCAGAATCTATCATACCAGTAGAAACACCAAATGTTGCATTTGCTGCAGGTAAAGATTTTTGACTAGAAGATCCATTTCCATCCCATCCACCACCCCATGCTGGATGTCTTACATTAAACTTTTCCCTAGTAACTTTATCTTGAGATGTTATTCTTAATGGTGGTTTACTTCTAGTTGTCCACCATGATATAATTCTATTATTTTGAATAGTACTTCCTGTTTTTAAATTCAGAAGATAATCTTGATACTTCTGAATCTCAAAAGCAATAGGATCTTTTGAAGCATTAAAATAAACAGAAGGATCCCATTTACCTAAGTTTTTTCCATCTGGACCCCATCTATTACCATATCCAACATTATCCATTGTTGGAACACATTTATCTAATACATACTCCTCATAATCTTCTTCTGCATCATATTCTTGAACAGGATACACCTCATTAAATGTTTTTGTTTTAAGAATAGCTTTAGCAACAACACCAGCACCATTTCCGTTATCATCATGTATATCAACAACAGGTGGATATTGATATCCATACCCTCCATGAATAACATGAACGGCCATTATAGAACCATCAATACCAACAATAGGAGCTGCTTGAACTCCTACTCCTCCACCACCATAAAAATTAACTGTTGTTTTAGGTGTATCTGATATAACGTTTGTATTTTGAGTACTTCCTCCAGTATCAGGAATTTCACCAAAAATAATATTTCCCTCTTCATCTTTTGCAACATCAACACTTCGAGAAGTATCTCCTTCTAAATTTAACCCAACAATACCACTACATGAACCATCACCCGAACGTTTTTTGGGAAGACCCATTGCAGGTGTTAACTTATTAACTTCATTAATATTTAAATATTTTACAAAATCTCTATTCCTAAAAATAAATTGAGTTCCTGGATTCAACTTCGCGTGATGATTAGCCTCATAGATACTGACATTATCTACTAAACCTCTTTCAGATGAAATATAAGCAACTTTAATATTACATCTACTTTCTAGAGCGGAAAATGAAAACATTAAAAATTATAACCTCCAGTTAAACTATTTATTAGGTTTAATAGAATTCAATATCACCTGAACTAATTTCAGATTCTTCTGTCCAATCATGGCCATCTATAAAAGGCTCCTTATCATAAAAAACGTCTTCTGCATTTTTAGGTGGTTCAGCAAATGGTATAATAGGTAATGGAGACGGTATAGTTCTATCTATTTTATTTGTAATTGCATCAGATATTGCAGAAACACTAGGTACTTGAGTTTGTGATTGAGATTCTCCACCACTACAAAAAGTATAATAATCAGATACAGCTTCATTAGGTGGAAGTTCAAAAGGAAAAACATTTTGCTTAACATTTTTAAATTCTAATGCCGATGACATATTTCCTTTAATATTTCCTAACTTAGAAAGAATACCTGTAATACCAGATGATGCACGGGATGAAGCCAATTCTTTAGACATATCATCTATAAAAGTATCTATCCCATCAAGTATATTATTATTAGTTTGTTCAATTTTTGGCATATTAGAATGAACTACAGCAGCTATAGCATCCTCAGATACACAAATAGGAACTTTAGGCATAGCCTTTAGTTTTTTTTGATCTAAATTATCAACAGATCTCTTCTCACTAAAGGCAGAATTTAAAGCTTGTGTTATTATACCTGGTACAATATTACCATCCTTATCTTCCTTATCATTCAAATTTAACATATTAGACAATATACCTTCCATCATTCCAGACATACCACCAGTCATTTCATTATAATTAGATAAAATATTTTGAGTCATCTCATCTTTAAGATCAAGAAAATTAGATCTTTTTGTTGAAGGTAACGCCGCAACTGCTTTTGTCATTTCTTTGTTCATCTTTTTCTGACTATACTCCATAACATTATCCATAATCACTTTCATATATTTGGATTGAGTTTTAGAAGAATCACTAATAACTTTCTGCAAATCCTTAACTCCTTTAGTAATAGAAACAGCATCTGTATAACTAGATAAAGCATTCATCGCCTTCTCAACAGATGTAGTCATATTATCCATATCAGTTTTCATCGCTCTATTGCAAGAATCAACAATATTAGTTGGTTTTAATATAACTCTCTTCTTACAATAAATTTCATCTAATTTAACAGTAGCAGCAGTCTGAAGATGGGGTGATTCAGATTCAACTGTTGCTCCTGGTTGTCTAGGAGCTCTTGGAGAATTTGCCTCTGCTTTTCTTGCTGATTTTCCACTTTCAACTCTTTTTTTAATTAAACTATTTTGTGCTGTCTGAGAAAAATTAGGATTAACTCTTAAAATAAGTTCTATTTCTGACTTTGCACTAGAAATATCAGCTAATTCTGAGTCTGTTGGAGTTCTATTAGTAGGTATTCCAAAAACATCGTTTGGAATACCTGGAGTTTCAGCAAATTCTTTTTCTTGCTCCTGTGTTTTAGGTTGCGAAACTGTTCTATCAGCATCTGCGACTGGAGGAGCAGTAGTTCCTTCATAAGGTATTTTAGGATCAGCATAACCACTAATTGCTACTGTACCAGGTTGTGTATTAGTAACATCACCATCCTGTTTTGTTTTTAATGGAGTTTGGGAATTATTTCCCATTACTCCCATAATTACAGGTTGTTCTTGCTCAGATCCATCTAAAAAGAACCCATAAACTATATTACCCTGCCTAATCTTAGGAGTAGATCCAGAGTTTTGTAAAAAGGCTCCATCAGTAACACCATACATGATATTTGCCCAAGGAAGATCCTCAGACTTAATAGAATCTTCACCCCAATCATGAAGACCAAAAATCCTTACCTTATACCTATATCCCCATCCTTTAATACCTTGCTTATTATCAAATTTTCCAGGATTAATATTATCTCGCCAATAAGAATCATCAGCAACTTGACCAATCCACCAATTGAATCCTTGCCCTATAAACTGTTGATTAAATAATCCTCCTCCTTCTACTGCCATTAGTCGTCGTATACTCTACATTCCAGAGAATCTGGGTGGTTATCACAATATACTTCTAAATGCTTGTCCTCGTGCCTTGTGTGCCAGTCATTAATCTTACCTTCATTCTTATTAACTTCATCCTCTGAGTGGGCATGGAAGGCATCGTTGTGCATCTTCAAATCATCCTCAGTATATTCAATCATACCATGATTGATATGCTCCTTATGATCCTTGGGATCAATATACACTTCATGATCTAGATCGTGCTTTGGGGTGTTAGTTGTCATAATTTTCTCCTATGGTGAGCTATTAACAATAGAATCTGTAGAGGCACTTCCTTTTCGACCAAAGGAATCTCTGATTAAATTTAACTTAGTATAGGTGTCTTTAGCAGTAATGTAATGACATAAATCTGCTATAATATATAGACCACTATCTTCTTGATTTACTTCATCATTACAAACTTTGTTTTCAGTATCACTTATTTGAGGAATATCTAAAAAGATGGCATCACCAGCATGTAAAGAAAATTCACCAGGTATAGTAATAATTATTTGAGAAGCAAACAATTGATTATACCTCATAACTGACTGATTTGCAATCAATTTAGCTTTAAAGTTTTCATCCTTTGACTTATTAAGTTGATCCTCTATTGGTCCAATATTACGTTGTCCTGTTGATGCTAATAAATAAAGAGTTCTAGAAAAATCCTTATCACTACCTTCTTTAGTAAACTCTTGATTTGGAACTGGTAATCTTTCTCCAGCAAGTTTTAAATCTTCTTGCATATTAAAAGCATCTAATGTATTAGAATCATAATAAGTATTAAAAGGATCAAATACTATTCTACGAGTATTATATGCTCCCATTTGAAGTTTTTTCTGAACATTAATACGATTATCAACATCTAAAGTTAAAGCTTTCAGGTCATATTGTGGGGGAATACCCTTGCCAGCACTATCAGGTGTTTCGTTATAAAGAATTTTTTTCTTTGGTTCTTGAGAGAGTAAAGTATCTATCGATTTAAAATTATATCCTATTGAAGTTTCCCAGAAAAAATATCCTGCACTACCACCAGTTTCAGTAGCATCTTGATTTTCTGAAGATATAGCTTTTGTAGATAGCTTATTAAGAGCATAAAATGGTTTTTTATTGAGACCAGAATAATCCAAAGGACTATTAGTATCATCTAATTCAATATTTTTTTCAGTTTCAAAAACATCTTCTAAAATAAATTTAGCATGATCAGAAACTTCTCCAGACCTACAAACTCTAACTCTTAATTTTTCATTATCAATAAATTCCTTAGAAGTTAAATTTAATGTATAAGATTTAGTTGTAGTTTGAGAATCTGTAGGAAGAGCAGTAATTTTATTAACATATAAATTATTATTATCACTATCTGAAAAATTTAGAGTATTTTCACTATTATCAGTAAACTTCAAATTAACTTTTTCCTCTCCAACTATTGGCAACCCTTCAACAGCACTTACTTTTTTTCTTGTGGGTCTTCTTCCCCTCCTAGTATTTTTAGTTGTTTTTAATGTATTACCAGCATCAGTAAAAACAACTTCTGCAGATATTGAATCAGATAAAATACTCTCCCAATATAATACACGAACAGTTCCTTGTAATAAACTTACAGTATCAGCAGATTCATTAGAAATAACAGCGATCTTCTCCAATAAAGCTGGTTCTGCTGCTCTTGCTTGAGTTGCTTTTCTTTTTGCTGCTGTTGCTGCTCCTGCCATAAGTTATTCCTCCTAGTTATATTTAACCACCTTTATAAAGAAGATCACCAACTTCATCACTTCCACTTCCACCACCAGTGTTAACAGGTACTAATTTTTCTTTTGTTTGTCCTGTATCCAAATTTGGTTCTTGTGATCCAGATTTAATAACAACAGTTTCATCTGCGCCTTCTTCATAAGAAGCATAATTACTAACATCATTAGTTTTTTTAGCAACAGAATTTACATCTAATGGAACAATATTTTCAGAATTACCCTTTATATTAGCATGTGTTTGTTCATAATTTTGACTTTGATATATTCTCATTCTTCTATCAAGAATACCACGATCCTTATTACTTAAAGCAAGGTAATCCTCATTACTTAATCCACCCTGTAATTTAGAAAGATCATATGTTTTCTTACCCATCTTAAATTCTTTATCTATTTTCTTATTATCCTTAGTTTCTTTAGTTTCTTCTCCACTACCTTCACTATCCTCATCTTTAACTTTCGGACCTGCTATCATATGATCTATCAATCCATCAGGATCTCTTACCAATTTTCTTGCTGGTAATCCTGCCTCTATATCTTTTGGACCCATAATAGGATCATCAATCTCTCCTAATGGAGTTTTTGCTAATAACTTAGCAGTTTTCATAGCCAACCATTCACCTGCTATACCACCTGCCATACCTCCCATAAAATTAAATATACCACTTTGCCCAAGAACAGGAACAGCACTTGCAGCAGAAAAACCAACACCATATCCAAACAATCCACCCAATCCCTTTAAAATTGCGTTAACAGGAGCCTCTCTTCCCATAGTATAATCCCAAAGAGTCATCAAAGCAGTAATGATTTTATCAATTGGACCTAATCCTTTAGAAGCACCTTTGTTAGCTTTCAAAGTATTGATTAGTTTCTTTAATGCTGGATTATTTGCTGCTTTGGTAAGTAGACCTTGCACACTCTTAGGATTTAAACCTTTACTAAGTTTACTTAAAATAGGACTTTTCTTTAAAACATCATCAATAGCTGGTCTAATTTTAGCCGTTAAATCATCAATAACCTTTTGAGGTTCCATGTTTTTAGCAACCTCTTTGTACTTTGCTCCAATATTTTTACCAATCTTACCTATTCCTTCACCCATCTCATCAATATAAGGACCAACATTCTTTGCAACATCATCCCACATCTGCCTCGTTTTAGCAGGAATACTCTTAATCCAAGCATCTGCATTTACAAATCCCTTTTTAATAACAGATCCAGCCTTCTTCATCCATCCAGGAGTCTTCAATTTAGGCATCTTCCACTTCCGTGGATCTACCTTTTTAGCAATCTCAGTTACTTTTTTACCTACCTGTGTTTTTTTTAAATTCTCTAAAGCTTTTTTAGGATCTCTAACAGCATCAGTTATTGTTTTTGTAGTCTTAGTTACTTGTTGACCAAGTTTAGTTTTTTGTAAATTTTTTAAAGATTTACCAGGATCTTTAATGAGATTATCTACTTGCTGAGAAGCTTTAGCAAACCTTTGAGTTACTCTTTGACCAAGTTTAGTTTTCTTTAAATTTTCTACAATATTCTTTGGTTTTATAGCATTTACTGCTCTACTAACAGGTCTTGAAATCCTACGAACTAATTTTTTTCTCGCAGCTGCATTATTACGAAAAAATCGACCTACTCTACTATTCTTCCACCTTTTCTGAAGAGCTTTTTGCCATTTAGGTTTGGGTTTAGGTTTGGGTTTAGGTTGTTTTCCTTTCGGTCCTTTCGGTCCTTTAGGTCTTCCCATCCCCGCCATCTTGGCAATACCCATCCCAAGAAGAACAATCCCATTAAACATCTTAGTAAGATTGCCCATAAAGGACTCAAATTTTTGAGCAGCATCTTCTCCAAATTTATCCTTTATCCATCCTTGAGTAGCATCAACTGCCTTATATCCCCAATCAATAAAGGTAACCAAACCATTAAGTAACTTTCCACCCCATTCAATAAGAAAATCAGCAACACCACCTATAAACTTTAAAATTCCTTGTAATTTTGGTAAAAATTTAATTAAATTAAAAGCAATCCAACCAACAAGAACCTTAGTAATAAATTGTTTAATTTTTTCTAAGAAACCAATTTTGGGTAATAATTTTTTCGGAGTTTCTTCATCCTCTTCACCTTTATCTGGTTTTTCTAATTTCTCTTCTTTTTGTTGTCTTCTTACTCTTTCTTTTTTCTCCTTCTCTTCCTTTTTTTGAGCTTTCTCAGCAGCAAGAGTTCCCTTTAGAAGTTTGTCAATTTCTATTACTCTTGTACGAATAGTATAAACAACATCCTCTTGGGGTTTCTCAGGTATTTTGGCTAATTCTCCACTAGGAGATGCTACTAAAGGAGATTTAGGAATAACTGCAAGTGCTCCTCCCTTTACTGGTTGATTAATTCCTTTCTTATCACCACCACCCATCATCTTTTGAGAAGATACTCTTCTTTTAGATGTCTTATTTTTTCTATTCAGAAGTTTATCCTTTGCAACCTTTTTAACTCCTGCCTTTAAAAAAGATTTTCCTAATGCTGCCCAAGACATAATATTACACCATTATCCCCAATACTTTCATTTTTGCAGAGGATCTTCCTCCAAAAACATCAAACTCAGGTATTTTTTGATCAGGTTTTGCTGCCTTATTCTTATTTTCCATTTTATCTCTTTCTTCTTCATATGCAACAGTAACTTTCTTTTTCTCTGATGGTCCTATATTTGGTTGCTTAGATGTAGAACCTACTGCTCTTATTTTATTTCCTTGTCCTCTACCTCTTTGTGGTTTAACACGATCTTCACCACCCCAAGTTTTTCCACCAAAAACATTCCCAAGACCCTTAATTAAACCAGTAGATGATTTGGATTTTGCAGGTTCAATTTCTGCAGATGATGTTCCAGACCATCCCATTTTCTTATTAATATAGTTTTCAGTTGAAAGTTGAAGATCATCCGAATCACCCATAGTTTGCAATAAAGGTTTCACAACTCTATACTTTTGTTTTCCAAAGAAACCTTCTTTAGGCAATTTCACCCTATATTCAAAAAATATTGATCTACCCTTCGGAGTTTTCTCCTCCATTACCTCAATACCATTCTGCACTAAATCTTCATATGACTTAATTTCTCCTGGTTTTACTGTGACAAGTCCACCACCCTCATAAGCTGGTTTTCCTCCCATAAGTGTTGGAATATTAGTTCCACCACCAGCAGCATTCATAGCAGCAAGAGTATTTACACCATACTTTTCAACTGCTCCTTTACTCATCACAAACTCACCAGCAGTTAATCTTGCAGGAACTTTATCTACACCACCAGGTCCAGATACAACACCACCACTAACCATCTTCATCTTAGAAGTATTTTGATTAATTTCGTTAGCAGCCACATCAAATCTATGTGATTCTGTACCTGGAATAAATCGATTTACATCAAACTGTATATCATCAGCTTGCTGATTTGATATCTCAGTTAATTGTTTTCCAGTTAAATTATCATACCCAAACTGCTTCCCTATCTCTTTCAACCTATCTGCATGTTGTGGATCAGAAGCCAACTTTCCTACCATTCTTACTTGATCTCCTGCAGCTCTACCTAAATCAATATTCTGACCATCCTCTGTCATCTTCAATCCTAAAGGTAGTTTTGCATTATTTTCTTTATTAAGTTCCTCTTGACTTTGAATTCTAAACCCACCAGCACCATCAGGAACAGCTGTTCCTCCTTCAGTATTAGTGATCCCATAAAAACTCTTCATCTGATCCATAAACAAATCCACTATAGGATCTAATTCTCTTCCTGGTGCAGCATTAGCAACTTCAGTTGAAACTTTCTGTGCTTTTGCTATTGATTCCTGAACAAATCCACCTTCATTAAATCCTTGAATTATATTTAAAGCTTCTTGAGTAGCATTATTATAATGTTGAACTAATCCACCTTCTTTAAAATTTTGAGTCTCAGCAGGTCTATCCAATTCACCAAAAAATCCATATCTTTTTTCCGTTCCAGTTTCTACTCTTTGTATTTGCTCTTCTCTTTCTTGACCTTCTCCTGTGAAAAAACCACCCACTCTTTCCATCATATTCTTACTTTCTTTTTCCTCTTTCAATTGATCAACAGTCTCATCTCTTCCTTTCTCCTCTACAGATTGATCAACCTTCTGATCCGTTTTATTTTTCTTAGTTGCGAGATACGCAGCTCCCCCCAAAACAGCAACCGCAGCTAGTCCCCACGGTCCCATAGCGACAGCAGCTTTAAGAAGTGCTGGAATAACTACTGATGCCAATTTTGCTCCCCATACAACAACACTTTTCAATAATCCCAGAGCAAATCCAGTTAAAGCATTTCCAAATATCAAATATGCACCCAACATCACAGGCCACCAATCTTGAAAAAATCTAGTAATACTCTTTATCTTGTCTTGATTATCAGGATTACCCATCCATTCCAAAATCTTAAAAAGAATTCTACCAAGGAAAACATCTTTTATAAAATTAAATACCTTTGTCCATGCACTTTCAAATGGTGCAAGTAATTTTGTTGCCGTATTTTTGATCCCATCTAATACTTTAAATTCTAATTTATTTTCCTTTTTTCTTCTTTTAAATGTCTCTTGTAATTTTTGTAACCAACTTTGATGTTTCTTATCTTGCTTTTGCTGACCTTTTAAAGTATCAACAATAGAATTAACACCAGTAAGAATCTCTGCTAATGCTCCTTCTTTTTTTTCATCTGATGATTGTGGGATAAGTTTTTTAGTGTCTATGTTTCCAGTCTTACTTCTAACTGTTAGAGAACTAGTTCCTGTAGTATCTTTTGCTGGTGCTTCTGTTGTTTGATCTTTACCAAAAAACTTAGATACATTTATTTTCTTTCTTCTTAATTTAAGTTCTTTCTTTGCCTCATTTTGAAGAAGCATCACATATTCTTTATTATATTCACCACCTAGATCTGGATTCTCCGCAAAATCCATGACAGCATTATTCAATGCCTTATGGTAAGGTTTATCTTCATCTAGATAACCATACTCCACAAGGATGTCTAATGGTTCAGTAAGTTTTATAGAACTAGGCATTAGCTTGTTGCTGTTGCTTTAACTTTTCTTCCTCAAGATGTTGTTGAAGTAGAGCCACATAGATGTCTCGTTCCCAAGGCATCATATTTTCAATCTCTGTTAAGCTATATTTATGGTACTGCATCAAGGCAAAATTTAGTCTGAAGTAACTCTCCAAACTCATATGCAGTAGGGCTATGCGAAAAAAGACGCTAAACCCTCCAAAACCACATCACTTTTCACTTTTGTCTTAGGATTAGTAACACTAATAGTATGAGATAATTTAGGCATAGTATCAAAAAATGATTCAATCTCTTTAAATTGAGTAGAATTCATTTGCTCTAAGAAATCCTTCATTTCCTTCTTAGTACAATCAGCAGATGCCCATACCTCATCTTCAGTATAGATCTTATCAATACAAGTAGCTATCAGTTCAAATGATTGCTCCATTACATTTTTATCATTAAAATCAAAATTATTTTTAATAAATTGCTCAAGTGATGGATACTTCATTTCCATCATAATAGAATCATCTACTTTGATTTTATTGGTATGATTTTCATCTTTTTGAACTTGAATTTCATCAAGATTAATAGTCACTGGAACTTGAGTTTTTTCATCATCAGGGCAGATAATATTTACCTCCAATTCTTCCCCCACAGACTTACCACGAATATTAAGGAACAAATATTCAATATCAAATGTAGGAAGATCTTCTACTTTAATTCCTTTGCTAAGAATACAATTCTTAAGAACTGCTTTGATAGCATTAGTAATTTGTTTATTATCTTCACTCTCTAGAGCAATTACAAGAACCTTCTCTTCTTTTACAAGAAATGGTCTGTATTTGACAGTTGCACCTGTCGAAGGTAACTCCAACTCATATGTCGGAGTGGCAATTTTTGGTAAAGGCATAATGTCCTATAGCACTTCAGTATTGTTATTTATCAGATTAATCCAAAGGTTCCATCAGATCTTTGTCCCCAAGCTCTTCCTAGAGTGGCTATTTGTGGAGGTATAGGTTCTGGAACTTGAGGTGGAATTAATACAGGATTAGGTGGTGCTGGCATATCTCCTATTGATGTAGTTTTTGTTGGGTGTGGTATATTATCTTTTTGTTTTTGCTTTAACTCGTTCATTAAATCTCCATCCCTTGGTGTAGGCTTATGATTCACAAAATACCTTATATAACTCATAGAAACTGTACATTTTAATAATGAAGATGTATCATAAGAAACTGGCATGGAATTTATTGCCAAAGGAAATGAATTAACAAAGGTATATTCTAAAGATCCACCTCCTCCAGATATAGTAGATCCTTCTGCAACTCTATCTCTTCCATCACCACCAAATGCATGATCTTTCTCAAACTTAATAACCTTTAATGCTTGCTCAGACATGTAACCAGTATCACCTTTAGGATATCTCATTCTATAAAAATAATTAGTATCTTGTTTATCAAGAGTATTAGCGGGAGGTAGTATATTATCTTCAGCTGAAGTCGTAATATAATCAATCCATGCTTCAAAAAATTGAATTGGTCTATAAACTCCAGCGTCCACATAAAAAGTTAAATCCAATCTATCATCAAAAATCTTTCTATGTACGTGCTTCTCTGTTACTCCAGTACGATCATTATTAATATCAAATGTTGCTAAATTAGATCCAGGAAGAGATGCTTCTGAACACATTAATTGAATACTTTCTTGATCCGACCTTTCTTTAAAATCTTTTAAAGCATCAATAATAGGTATCTGCACCTCAAAATGAGATGTAGTAGCTGGTCTTAATAAATTAGCCTTGATATTGGAGACTGTTCTGACGGAGGGCATTTATAAATACTATTTGACCTTATATATTATGTATAAGAGATATGGCAGAAAGTA